ACTGGTAACTCTGCTGGTATTCATACTGGCTCAGTAGTAGGTACAACGGTATCTGCATCTGGTGGTTTTACTGGCGATATCGCTGGTGATGTAACTGGTGACGTAACTGGTGATTTAACTGGTGATGTAACTGGTACAGTTTCAGGTAATGCTGGAACAGTTACTAATGGTGTTTATACAACTGACACTGGAACAGTAACTAATACAATGTTAGCAGGTTCAATTGCTAATGACAAACTATCAAATAGTGCAATGACAGTTGGTACAACTGCAATTTCACTTGGTGGTTCAGCAACTACTATTGCTGGTTTATCTTCAGTAACATCAACTGCTTTTGTAGGTGGTTTAACTGGTGATGTAACAGGTAATTCTGCTGGTACTCATACTGGCGCAGTCGTAGGTACAACTGTATCTGCATCTGGTGGTTTTACTGGTGCTTTAACAGGTAACACTGCTGGTGTTCACACTGGTAATGTAACTGGTAATGTAACTGGTGATGTAGCTGGTGATTTAACTGGTGATTCTGCTGGTACTCATACTGGTGCAGTTAGTGGTAATGTAACTTCAACTGGAACTTCAACGTTCGCAACAGTTGATGTTAATGGTGGTGCAATTGACGGAACAATTATTGGCGCGGCTACTTCAGCGGCTGGTACTTTCTCTGCAATGACTTCAGCAAATGCAACTATAACTGGTGGTGCTATTTCGGGTGCAACATTGAACTCGTCGGCAGCAACTATTACTGGTGGTTCAGTAGATGGAACAGCAATTGGTTCAACTACTTCAGCGGCTGGTAGATTCTCTACTATGACTACAGCAAATGCTACGATTACAGGCGGTACAGCAACACTTACGAGTGCTACTATTCCTGCTATGTCTTCTAACAACGTTGCTATTACTGGTGGTGCTATTAGTGGTACAAGTATTGACCTTACTGGTCAGACTTTGACTCTTGCTAATGACTCTGTATCTGGTGATGCAATTCATAACGGTACTATTTCTAACGCTTCATTGTTAGGTTCTGCTGACACAATGTCTGGTTATGATATTACTGTAGGTTCAGGTCGTTCATTAGACGTATCTTCGGGTACTCTAACATTAGGTGCAAATCAAATCTCTGGTGACAAGATTGACGGTGGAATTATTTCTACTTTCGCTTCAACTGGTATTGATGATAATGCAACTAGTAACAAGTTAACTTTGTCTGATACAACTGCAACATTTGGTGTTGCTGGTGACTTCGGTGCAAATACTCTTGCGGCAGGTGCTACAACTCTTGGCTCATTAGAAGTCACGGGTAATGCTACTGTAAATGGAAACTTAACGGTTTCTGGTTCAGTAACAACAACTCTATCTGAGATAGTAAATATCGAAGATAACATTATCGTTCTTAACTCTAACCATACTGGTGTCGCTACACAAAACGCTGGTATTCTTATTGAACGTGGTTCTGATGATGACGCGGCAGTTAACTGGAATGAAACTTCAAACGCATTTGAACTTAACGTAGGCGCTTCTAAAGCTGACCTAACGATTAATGATTTGACTGTGAATGAGTTAACTCTAGCAGTTGATTTAGCGGCAACTATGGGTGGTACGGGTTCTGATACTTCAGCATTCGCGGCTAACTCTATGATGTTAAACAGTGGTTCAGGTACAGTAACAGAATTGGCGAAAGGTGCTAACTCAACTGTACTTAAAGTTGGTGCTTCAGGTACTCTAGGTTATGCAAAAGTCGATATGACTGCTGACGTAACTGGCGTAACTCCAGTCGCTAACGGTGGTACTGGTATATCTGCGGTAGGTTCTGATAATAAAGTCATGACTTCAACTGGTTCAGCATTCAACATGGAATATGTAGGTCAACTACGTAATTCTACGGGTGTTATGGCTATTGATGGTTCTGGCGTTTCTTCAGGTTCTGGCGAATATATCGCTTTAACTAATGCAACTGGTAAGATGACAATGACTGCCAAAAACGCGGCGGCATCTGGTGCTGTAGATTTATATCTACAAGGTCAAGATGGCGGTGACGTATTTATTGTAGGTCAATCTGGCGAAGCCTTAATTCAAGGTGAAGACGATACTGACTTAACAGTAGGTGGTGGTGATGCTTCTGCAGGCGCGGCTGGTGACTTAGTCCTTAAAGGTGGTAACGGTACAGGCGGTAATGCCTCTGGTGCAGTTGTCATTAAAGGCGGTAACGGTGGTTCAGCAGACGGAAACGTTCAAATTAAAGGTGCAGATGACACAGCAATCGCTACTTTCGTAGAGACTGCTTCAGCAACTGACTCTTTAACTATAACTAACGGAATTGGCGGCGTAGAACTAGCAATGGCTGGTGGTACAAACGTCAACATGACATTGGCTCCAAAAGGTTCAGGTATTATACTTGCTCCTTCAGGCTATGACATGTCATCTGCGGCAGACGCGGCTCTAGCAACTAAAGAATATGTAGATGACAAAGCGTCAACTTCAGGTTCTTCTGGTACAAGACGTGTATCATTCTCAGCAAATGGTTCATCTTCATTTACAATCGGCACAATGGCTAACATCGCAGGCAAAACTTACTATGTAAGTCGTGTTTCTGCAAAAGTTACTACTGCGTTTGTTGGATGTGACGAACTAGTCGTTTCTGACGGTACAAATACTCTAATGACAACAACTGATGCTGACCTTTCTGAGGGCGGTTTATATATTGTTGATTTAGGTTTTGAACTTGCAACAACTGGCGGTGCAACTATTACTGGTACTTTACAGAATAGTGGTTCATCTGCTTCACCTACAACTGGCGCTATAATTGTTACAGCAGAATACAAGCAAATCTAATTTGTGAGTAATTTGATATAACATTAGCACTACGGTGATAATGAAAAGGGGTCCTTCGGGATCCCTTTTTTTATGTAAAATTTGTTTAGTCTATAATCAACTGAGTTAATATTATCAGTTTATGATAAATACATACAGAACTAAAAATCTTTAACGACAGACTTAATTTATTAGGTCTGACTTTATAAAAAACGAACGTTGAGGAACGAGAATGGCAGTAACGATTAATGCGAAAGGGACCAGTGTCCCTTATTTTAAGATTGGTAAACAAGGAACGACCTTCTATCAAGGAGATGCAGATCCGAGTAATACCTATACAATAAACACGAATGATATTTGGTTTGATACATCAAATGGCACTGTAAAATTTCGTGTATCAAATGCATGGTCGGGAATTACAACAGCCTCAGATTTAACTGTAACTGGTAACTTAACAGTTCAAGGAACAACAACTACAGTAAACTCAACAGAAATTCAAGTTCAAAATTCTTTAAAGTTTGAAGGTTCTACTTCAGATGCTCACGAAACAAATCTAACAGTTGTAAACCCAACAGCAGACAGAACTATTATATTACCAAATGCTGATGATACTTTAGTTGGTAAAGCAACAACAGACACATTAACAAATAAATCATTAGATTTAGATTCTAATACTCTCTCGGGTACACTTGCAGAATTTAATACTGCTATGCAAGGTGAAAGTTTCGTTTCTTTAACAGGAACTGAAACACTTACAAATAAAACTCTTACTAGTCCTGTATTAAATGGAACAGAGATGACGCCAACTGGTGCTTTCGTTATGCCAGTAGGAACAACAGCACAAAGACCAGGAACAGGAGTTGTTGGTATGATGCGTTTCAACTCTGATGTAGATTCTTTTGAAGGTTACAATGGCGCATCTTGGGTTAAACTTGGCGGTATGACTCCAGCGAATGATTCGAGAGATAATGGTTTAATTACTGATAGTGAAGTCTTTGATGTAGACTATGGTGCTATTACTGATACTGATACAGCCTCGTACACATTAGATAGAGGTCTAGTTTCTGATAGCGATACAGTTTAAATCACTGCAAATTTAGATAAATACATTATATAGATGGAGAAAAGATTATGGCAAGAATACACGGTGCCGCATCGGCAAGTGAAACAGTATCAGGTAACATCAACTTTTATACAATGTACGTAAAGACGTTGGATATTACTCATACTGGTGATATTTTAGACCAATCACAACAAAACTTAGATGATATTGTAAATATTATATCATTGGTTGCACAGCCCATCATTATGAACAATCCATTATCAGTTACATTAGATGGTCTTGCTCCTTCATTAACGGGTTCTGGTATGTTATTTAAGTTTGCAGTAGAACATGGCAAAGTATTTGAATCTGCCGGGGATAATATTGCTATTCTTAAAGAACTTATTCATGGAACAACAATAGATTCTGTTGCATTATCTACGTCAAACGTAGAATTCATAATGTCAGACCTTCTTTAGAAGAAATTACTTAAATAGTTTTTTGATAGTTGTACAAAGATTGTTTGTACTTTTGGGTTCGATAGGTAATGAATTCTCTTCAATCCATTCAGGAAACTTTTCAAACAGTGTTTTCCACTGAATCATCTCATTATATAAATCTACTATCCTCTTTAGATGTTCACTAGTGTTCGGATAATTGTGTTCAGTTTTTAACTTATTGACACGTTGTTTACATTCAGCCAAGTCACTTATGTCTCGGTCAACTGCTACGATTATCTTTTCAAAAGACTCAATAGTATTGAATCGGTTTATTAAGAATTGGTGATGTTTGTTTTTGGGTTTACCATCGTAGAGAAACATAATCTCTTGTAAGTCATAATACAATGCCTTTACTGGATTAATACTCTCTCGGTACCTCTTCTTTATTTCTTCAACAGCAAATTCTGAATTCTCAGTTGATAGATTTTCCAGTACACTTATAGCCAATATATTGATACGCTGACTACTTGCTGATAAAGCCTTCTTTGATTCTTCTTTAACTTTTGCTATTACTATATCTACAAGACGTGCTTCGGCCATATTCATATCTCTTTTAAGATATTCTACATGTCCTGGACTTGAATGAATGATTGTCCTTCTTAGGCCATCTGTCACTCTTTCACCCTTAAGAACTTGCTTACAGTCGCGGATAAATCGTTGCTTCTCTAAGTTGATAATGTGGTTCATTGTATCTCCTCTAAACTTCTCTCTTACCCTAGTATTTAGGATGATTTAGCAAGTATCAAAGTGACGATATAATGTCTTTTATGATTTTTAGTTTTTTCTTTCTGAAGAGAGTACGTCTAGTGCCGGGATGTAGAGGCTTGGGTATATAATTTGTATCAACCCATGCGTATCCACCTGATTCATGATTTATACTTGGTATGAATTCTTTTTCAACCAGTATAGCAAAAGAGTAATAACTAAATTCACCATTTCTTGTATGATATTGGTCCAGTGGATATATTTTGATAATATCGTCTTCTACACTTAGTGCTATTTCTTCAGTTAACTCTCGTAATAATGCTTGTGCGACATTTTCTTTGGCTTCAACTTTACCGCCAAAGAATCCCCAATTTCTAGGAAATGATCCATCTAATGTTCGTTGTTGAAGAAGTATACGATGGGTGTCTTTTGCAATTATGCAACCACCAGCCGCTTTGATTATTGATTCTTTCATTATGGAGTCGTTACTAGTTCTAGTCTCCAATATCCCGAATCATATATTCCTTGGAACGTATCAGTCCATTCACCTTTCTCAAATTTGAATTGTTGTGATGAAAATGTATTTTTTACATAAGCACGTGTACTGTATGCACTTGCATCAAAACTAAGTACCCATGCAGTTCCATTATATTCTATAATATCATTCGAAGAAACATCAATTCCCCAAACACTGCTACTCTTCGCCGCGTCTAGTGTTAGATATCGTTGACCTACCGTGGCGGCTGGTAATCCAGAAAAGCCAGGTTTGGCGGTAGATGCGTTGAGAATTTTATCAACTGACGTTACCGTATTAGTTGGTAATGTATCTGTGTCTATCGTAAATTGTAAAGTGTCAGCAACACCAGTGGATGTCAATGTACCAATAACATCAGCATTAAGGTCATCAATCTCTCCATGATACTTTAATCGAAGTCTTGAAACACCACTATCTAATGTGCCATATTCTTTAAGCACAGTTGCCCATGTTATACTATCATCATAATTTCCGTTTGCATATGGGCTACACAATACTGTACCACCACTTTCATAAACTCGTAGTGCATAGTTTCCTGGAGTGACAATAACACTTGACTGGGCGTTCAAATCTTTAAAGAATTCAAATGCATCTGGGTCGTAATCAAGTGTGTCTATATCTGTATAGGTGTAAATATTGTTAATAATATTTCTAATTACGTTTTGTCTTGATACCTGTGCTGGTGGATTAATCCAAATAGGAATTTGAAATATCATTGTGGCAATATCAATTTGGTCTTCAATTCCAGCAGGTATGCTTCTGCTTGTCCATTGTAAGTCAGTCATCTCTACTACTGTAATAGTAGTCCAATCGACTGGATTATCATTGTGTTGTATTTCTAATGCTGGATTAAATAGAACTAATATCTGTTCAAGTAATTGTAACTTTTGGTCAGTATTAGAAGTCCAAATATCAACTTGCATGTTCAGTAAGTAAGGAACTGGCATTAGTCGTTTTACATTATATTTCTGTCCAGGTTCACTTGTGTATGATTGAGTATTCTCATCAAATTTTCTTTCGTTGACACTTACAGCATCCTGAAAGAATGGGTCTTGTAGTCGTTGTCTGTCTGGTTGTAAACTTTGAACATGTGCCGCGATAAATGGTGCAGAATTTACAACGTTCTCAGAGTTTCCTTTGAGAATAGTTGCCGCCATACGAGATACATCTCCATATCTTGATGGAACTCTAATATAATAATCAGTTACATTGTCATTCTTCTTTCTTCCAGTTTTAACTGTGAACCCACTGAACATTCTAACAAATTGTAGAATGTATCTTCGAACTTGATTGTCATAGAAATGTTTTTGTGCCATATTAGTCTACCTTTGGTCTTACTGCTTTTGACAGATTGACTTTTGATGTGATAGTGGTGCCGTCATCTAATGTTACTGTGCCACTATTGTTAATAAATTGATTGTGTAATGCATGTCCCACTTCCCATGCTCCATCGTCATCGTTGATTCTGAACCACTTACTATCTCTGTATTGAAATAATCTTGATGGTGTATAATCTGTTCTTAAGAAATATGAATCAGATGATGGACTATCTGGAAATGTTTTGCCATACGCCACTGTTGCGTAATCTACATCGTCTGGATGATTGGCTTGAGTTGCATACATTAAGTTGTTTGTTCTGTAGTCCCAGTATTTTCCAGGAACATTATCTTGAGCCTCAAGAACGACAGCATCAGTAATTTGAAGTTCTTTATTGTATGTAGACAAAATGTTTTTCAAATCATCTGCTTCTTCACCAGTGCCAAGAATATCCGAATACTCTTGTGTATCTTGTAATTGCTTACAACGAACACGCCAAATATGTGGCCACCAACCTGCGTCAAATCCTTCAGCACTCTTTGTTGCTTCTTGGACTACCCAGTATTGATTAACAGCATCTGGGTCAACCCCATCATTGCCTTCGAGCATCATGTCTTCCCGCATATGTGGAAGTTCAATTACATCACCAGTCATTATCTTACGGCCTAGTTGATTAACCATCTCGTTCAAATGAAGAGTGAATACTTGTTGGTCATTGCCTAAGAACATACCGAATTGTGATAATTCGAAATCTTGGTCAGATACAGTATATACACCTCTTAAGTCGTATAAATCTTTTTCGTATTTTCTATCACGATTTTCTAAAAAAAGTAAATCTTGTATAGCAGGAGACGCCGGGTCGTAGTCCGCCGCAGTTTTATCTTGTGAGCCAATATACTTATGAATTAGAAGCGAAGTTCCGCCATGGTCAAAATGTGACTTGATATTTTTATCGATAAATTTGTAATCGTTACCCTTTTTAGGATTCCATAGACTAAGGCGAGGCATTTATTTTTCTCCATAAGTTGACTTCTTAGTGTATTTATCATATAATAGAGTTATATAATACAGAAACTATAAATAGACATTTAGGAAGGTATGAATAATGTTAATTAATGATAATCAAGGTTTTATCTCCATAAAAGAGATAATCTCTCCATTTACAGTAAGACAGTTTAAGTTGTGGGCAATGAACCCAGATAATATACACCGTGGCAACGCGGTAAATGGGGAATACTACGGGAAACACAGAAAAGGTAGAGAATATAACGTTTGTTGGAGTAAAGAGCCACCAAGAGAGATGTGGCAGCCGGTAGTAGATGTTTTGGGTAGACATATTGATGCAATGTTCAACGGCAAAGAATGGGGCATCCATATTGTTGATACTATCACAACAAGACCAGGCAGCACAAAGATAAGGGCACACATTGACACTCCTTATCGATTTGAAGATTTTGCTAGGTCAACGAATGACGAACTCTTCGGTGTGCAGATTATTATCCCATTAGACAAGTTCACATTAGAAAATGGAGCAACCTGTGTTTTACCTGGCTCACATAAAAGTAGATACTATTATAAAGATATAGAAGAGAACCAAGAAGAGTACAACGACTTGTTAACGACAGAGGGATTTCAATTTGTTTCAAATCCAGGTGATTGTTTGATATACAATTCGAGAACATTACATAGTACGATGCCAAATAATAGTAATGAATTTAGAAGTGCAATGCTAATAAATGCACTTGATGTGAACATAATAGAGAGAATTAGAGAGATAGATACTTCGAATAAAACAGCAAGATTTGATAATAAATCACAAAAAACTTGACAAAAAGATAAATGTGGCATATAATACTTAATATTGTTGATATATAAAGTTGAGGGATATAACAGAGATGGTAATGACGAAAAGAAAAAAGATAGCGATGAAAGGAAAATTCACTGACGAGTATATGGTGGGATACGAACCCGACTGGAAAGGTGCAGACCAATGGTCAGGCGAAGAGTACTACAGAGAACGTTCTCGCACTCCATATTATTATAGTTATTTTTACAACTATAAAGATTTCATTATTTGGGTAGTCGATTGGATGAAAGCAAATGATTATTCAAAAGAAGATATTGCATCTTACAAATCAGCGCCAGATTGGCGTACAAGAAGTACACTTGCTGGATATGTCAGAGCATTGACTAACGGAATGCCAGAAAATCACGAAGGTGTTTCAGAATACATGATATCAATGCCAGGACTTTCATCAGATTCTATGAAAAACGCAACTGATTCAGTCAAAACAGAATTGGAAAGTATTATCGAACACGGTAAAAAAATTAAAGAAGAGAAAAAAGTAGAAGATACAATTAAAGTTACCAAATATAAGCCTACGATTCAACAACTTTTGTTTGCTAAGTCTTTAGAAATGTCAGATGATATTGAAGAGTTCATTGATGGGTATGATGGTTCAAAAGAGATGTTATCTAGTTTCGACCCTCAAACAATGCTACTGATTGTTGGTGCAAAACCAAATCATGCGAAGATAATAGCATCAATCTACAAACCGATGTTTGATGATTTTTCAGAATTAGTAAATCCACCATCTGCTAAAGAAATGAAAGCGATGGATGAAATTCAACAAGACATGCACACTCAACTTAAAGAGGGCTATACACATCTGTCTAAAGTCGATATAAAGAATCAATATAATATGTACAAAACTATAATGGATGCGTGTGATAATATTGTACTAAAAGGAAAAGTAACAAGAAAGCCTCGTAAGAAGAAGGTAATAAGTGCAGAAAATCAAGTTAGTAAGTTCAAATACTTAGACCATCATCCAGAAACAAAGTCAATTAGTGTACCACCAACAGACTTAATAGGGGCAAATGTGGCAGTAGTCTACAACTCTAAGACTAGAAAACTAGGAATATACTATGCTTCTAATATTGATCCTAAGGGATTAAAAAGAGATGGTTCGGGATTTAGCGTCAAGGGAACAACTATTACAGGTTTTGACCCATTGACGAGCGTCCAGAAGACATTACGGAAGCCACTTGCCCAACTGGCAATGTTCAAGAAGGTAACAAAACGTGCATTAAGCAAGGAATTTGAAGCCATCAACAGTGTTGAAATAAAATTGAATGGCAGATTTAATGACCACAGTTTGATTATAAAAGTTTTTTGATAAATACTGTTAGAACTAATATAGTTAACGATATTTTGAGGGTCAAACGATGGCAAAGCAACGTAATAAAATACAAAATGATGTAATTAAACAGATTAGACTATTGCTCGGCGATGGCATGGTCGATATTGAATTAGATCCAGAACATTACGACCTAGCAATTGAGATTGCAGTTGACAAGATTAGACAACGTTCAGAGAATGCAGTAGAAGAAGATTTTTATACTATCGAACTCAAAAAAGACGTTGACGAGTATACTCTACCTGACGAAATAACAGAAGTAAAGAAGATTCATCATCGTTCATTCGGTCATGGTATTTCTTCTGGTGTTGATATGGACCCATTTGAGTTAGCATATGCGAATTCATATTTCTTTATGAACAATCACATAGGTGGTATTTCAACTTACGAATTATTCTCTCAGTACCGTGAAACACTAAACAAAGTTGCGGCAACTGATATACAATTCATCTGGAGACCAAACACTCATAAGATTAAACTTTTAAGAAAGATGAGAGCGGACGAGATGGTTCTTCTTCATGTATACTTAGAACGTTCAGTCGACCAACTTCTAATAGATCCTTATCTAAAATCATGGATGAGAGATTATGCATTAGCATATTGTAAGAAAATGATTGGCGAGGCTCGTTCAAAATTTTCTCAACTTCCTGGCGCCCAAGGTGGAGTTCAATTAAACGGTGATGTCTTAAAAGCAGATGCAAACGCAGATATAGAAAAATTAGAAACTGAGTTGAAACTATATATCGATGGTTCTGCTCCATTAGGCGTAATGATTGGCTAATTATAATACGCCGACATCGCCTACTTGTATGAACTATAAGAGTCCATTATCCCCTTTACATGGAAATACTAAAAGTCCCTGTATCAGTGTATGTAAATACAACGAAAAAAACTTCTGCATAGGCTGTAAACGCCACATGAATGAAATCTTCGATTGGCTTGATTATCCAGATGATATGAAAGACGCCATATTGAAAGATATAGAATCCCGAGATATAAATTCAGAAAACGGTTGACATTTACACTGGTATAGTGATATAATAAGTCTACACCAAATATGAAAAGCACTCAAATGATAATAGGTATTACAGGTTTGATTGGCTCAGGCAAAGGCACTGTTGCAGATATTCTAGTCGATGAACACAATTACATTAAATTAAGTTTTGCAGATAAACTCAAAGACGGAGTTGCAACTGTGTTCGGTTGGGACCGTGCGATGCTCGAAGGTGACTCTGTAGAGAGTAGAGATTGGCGTGAAACTGTTGACGAATTTTGGACAAAAGAAACCGGCAGAGAAATTACTCCTAGATTAGTTCTACAAGAGTTCGGTACAGATTGTATGAGAAATGGATTCTATCAAGGAATCTGGGTCAGTCTTGTTAAACAAGAAATAATTAATAATCCTGATAATAAGTATATCGTTCCTGATGTACGATTTGCAAATGAAATACAAATCATAAAAGACCTTGGCGGTGAAGTTTGGAATGTCAGACGAGGCGAGTTGCCAAGTTGGTGGGGATATGCTATACAAGATAATCACCATCCCGCATCATCACTAATGAAAGATTATCATTCTGACGTTCATCAAAGTGAATGGAGATGGATAGACAAGGATGACCAGTTCAATAGAATAATCCAAAACGATGATACCATCGAGGCTTTATATAGTAAAGTTGCGACTGGGTTGTCTACGTAGTTAACCCCAAAAACAGTGTTTTTTAGTGATTTTGACTAAATAGTAGTAGCGAAATATATTTACTATTAGTAATTAAATCAACAAGGAGAAAGACATGGCTACATTAGTATCACCAGGTGTATCAGTAACAGTTAGTGACGAGTCGCAATATGCGGCAGCCACACAAGGTACATTACCATTATTAGTTATTGCAACAGCAAGTAACAAATCAGATGCCTCAGGAAGTGCAATCGCGGCTGGTACAAAACCAGCAACAGCGGGTGTTGCCTATCTAGTTTCATCACAGAGAGAGTTAGTCGAAACATTCGGCGAACCAAAATTTTATTCAGTTGGCGGTTCAGTCGTTCAAGGCGCTGAAACAAGCGAATACGGACTATTAGCGGCATATCAATATCTAGGAGTATCGAACAACGCATATGTTATTCGTGCAGATGTTGACTTAGCAGAATTAGAAGCATCAACTACAGCACCAGCAGGCGTTATCACTAATGGAACACATTGGCATAACACTTCAAAAACAGATTTCGGACTATTCAAGTGGTCAGGTACAGCATGGGCGGCAGCATCACTATCAGTTTTAGATGATGTTAATGTTGAAGGTTCTGGAGAGCCATCAAATACTTTTGGTTCAGCAGGCGACTACGCAGTTGTAATATCAACTGACCCTGTTAAATATTATGAAAAAGTTGCAAGTGCTTGGATTCAAATGGGTGACGTAGCCTCAGCAGATTTTCAATTTTCACAATTTGCACCAACTGTAAATTCAGCATCAGCGGCATTAGTAGCAGGTGATTTATATGTACGTAAAGCATTAGCAGGCGGCGGATTAGACGTAGATTTATCGTCTTATAATTCTACATCAGGATTGTTTGTTTCAAAACAAGCACCAATTCATGCAAGTGACGACCTAGCATCAGCAACATTGATTTCTGTAGGTGACGTTTATACTAAAGCAACAGGTGGACTTGGTGCTTGGTCACTAAGACGACACACAGGTGCGGCTACATCAATCATTACTTCAGGTACTATTTCAGATATAGTAACTATTACATGTGCGGGTACTTTAGAGGGAGTTGCTTTTAGTTTCTCAGCAAAGACATTAGATCATGTTGTAACAACATTTCAAGCAGACGCGGCATTAAATACAGCAAACGTTAGTATTGAAAAAGTTGGAACAAATAAAATTCGTTTCACTAAGACAGACGGTCTTGAACTTAATTTAGTATTCTCAGCAGGTCAAACAGATATAGGCTTCACAGTTGCTACAAATACAGCATCAGTTTGGGAAGCATTATCTTATCAAGCATCAGCAACACAAATTACAGGTACAATTGCAGAAGGTACTCATTGGTTCTCATCAAGTCTTAAGATTGAATTCTTAAAGAATACAAATGTTGGCGGAAATATGACATGGGTAAAATATGCATGGTCAGAAGACACACTAGGCTCCGCTCCAAGCGAATGCCAACTAGTCTCGGGCGCACCAACAAAACGTAAAGATGGAACAACATCATTAGCAACAGGTGACCTTTGGGTAGACAGTGACGCAGTTCCTTACGCAACGACTTATCGTTGGTCAGGTACAGCATGGGTCAAATTAGACAATGCAGACCAGTCATCTACAAACGGAATGGCATTTAGTCATTACTCACATGATGCACCTTATGATTCATCAGGCGCGGCTACAAGCAGAACAGTACACGCATCAGTAGATAATCCAGATTTACATCCGGAAGGCATATTGATGATTAACATGGACTACTCTACTTATAACGTTAAGAAATACACTAGCAGTAAGTGGGTATGGGCATCAGGTGTAAACACTGATGGTTCTGGTAAGTTCGGCTCATCTGCACAACGTCAGATGGTTGTTACAGCAATGCAGGCAGCAATTTCTTCAAACGATGGAATTCGTTCAGAAGCAGTTTATTTCAATCTAATCGCGGCTCCAGGATACTTCGAGTTAATGGACGAAATGATTACATTGAACAAAGACAAGAAAGAAATAGCATTCGTTATCGGTGATTGTCCAATGACATTGAAATCAGATTCAACGTCAATGAAAGCATGGGGAACAGCAAATGTTCCAGCAGAAACTTACGCGGCAATTTATTACCCACACGGCTTGTCAAGTGACTTGTCAGGTAATGATGTAGTTATACCTTCATCAGCAATTGCATTAAGAACTTTTGCATTTTCAGATCAAGTATCATTCCCATGGTTTGCGCCAGCAGGTCTTACACGTGGTGTAGTTTCAAACGCATCACAAGTTGGTTATATCAACTCAGAAGATGAGTTTGTTAAAGTACAACTAAGTGAGGGTCAACGTGACGTTCTTTATGGACAACGTATAAACCCAATCGCAGACTTCCCATCAACTGGAATGGCAGTATATGGTCAGAAGACAACACAAGCAACATCAACTGCTCTAGACAGAGTAAACGTTGCACGTTTAGTCAACTATATGCGTCACAACTTAGACCAGATGTCTCGTGCATTCTTATTCGAGCAAAACGATAAGATTACTCGTGATAATATGAGAGATGCAGTTGAACGTTTTTGTGGTAACCTTGTTACTCAAAGAGGCCTATATGATTTCGTAGTTGTATGTGATGATTCAAATAACACACCAGCACGTATCGACAGAAATGAGTTATGGGTTGATGTAGCAATACAGCCAGCGAAGTCAGTAGAGTTTATCTACATCCCACTTCGTATTCGTAACACAGGCGAAACACTATAATATAAACTAGAGAGTTTAGTTTAAAAGCCCTCTTAATTGAGGGCTTTTTTATGGGCAACTATATCGTAACTGATAAATACAGTTATGAGAATTAATGAAGTAATATTACACGAAGAATTACTAGACGTAAAGTCGGTTATAACTTCGTCTATCAAAAAACTAGATAAAGTTTTTAAGAGTAACAACTACGAACTAAGAATTGTAGGTGGTGCTGTTAGAGATATTGCTTTAGGTAAAACTCCAAAAGATATTGACTTGGCAACTGATGCTACACCAGATGAAATGATTGCTATACTTGATAAAGCAGGTATTAAACATAAGCCAACCGGTTTAGAACATGGCACACTTACCGCAATCTTAGATAGTGAACCATTTGAAATCACAACACTAAGAGCAGACACAGAAACAGATGGCAGGCATGCTAAAGTAGAGTTTGTAACTAATTGGGAAGAAGATGCTAAACGCAGAGACTTAACATACAATGCTATGAGCATGGATATGGAAGGTAATGTATTTGATTACTTTAATGGCATGGACGACTTACAAGATAAAGTCAGTAAGTTTGTGGGCGATGCAGAGCAAAGAATTACAGAAGATTATTTACGTATATTGAGATACTTCAGATTTCAAGGCAGATTATCAACTCCTACTTGGGATGAAGATACTTTAAAAGCAATCAGTTCAAACACATCAGGTTTACAGAAAATAAGTGCTGAACGTATTTGGCAAGAAATGAGTAAAGTTCTTGCAGGTAACAATGTTGCGAATATATTAGACCACATGACTAAAACAGGTGTAAGTAAAGTTATAGGATTATCAACAAACGATTTAAGCAAAGTTAAAGACAACGGTAACTCAATTGTAGCATTAGCACAGATGGGTAACACAGTAGACATAGCAAAACGTTGGAGATTAAGTAACAACGAATCGGCTCTGTTAGACTTTTTAGTTAAGAATAAAAATAATTCACTTGACCAAAAGAAAGTAGAAGATATGATTGCTGATGGAGTTAATAAAGATTTAATTTCAGCACTAGCAACACTACAAGGCAAAGATGTAAACATTGATGCAGAAGTACCAACCTTTCCGGTAACAGGCACTGACTTAATTTCTAAAGGTATGAATCCAGGACCAGAAATTGGAGCAAAACTTGGACAACTCAAACAAAAATGGAAGCAAAGTAACTTCAAGGCAACTAAAGATGAACTACTAGGCGAAAGCAAAGTAATCAATGAAGCAGTACACAAATTTATGACTGGTCATGGTGTTACATTTGGTGGTAAGAAACACGAAGAAATGGAAATTGAAGTAACAGGAACTGATGATGTAAATAGAAAGTATCAAATTATGATACTTACACCAAAAGAATTATTTGGTAAAACAGTCTCAGTTAGTTCTAAGTATATGGAAAGAGGTCCTTGGACTAAGACTGAAACACCAGATGTATTTGATTAGATGAACATAGATAAAAAAACAATGGAACTACTTTTAGTAAACTATAAGAATCTGCACAATAGTATGTCACACTTTAAACCTTGTGCTGAGAAGCAGAAATTTGCAAAGTTAGTTACTGACTTAGAAAAAGAATTAGAGGAGTTAGATAATGCAAGTTTATAAAGAAACAATATGGCACTTCACTTGTAAAGCATGTACTGGATTTTGGTCTATTGCAGCCTCTGATGAATGGGTCCCGACTGAACTGTTTTGTCCTCATTGTAGTTCGAAACGTACATATGACAACAAACTCATAGATACTGATAATGATTATCTTCCTGAAAGTAAGAGACCACAACTCGATATGTATTATGAATTTGAAGACGAGTTTGGCGATATGGAAGAACTTAAAAAAAGCACGATTGAAGCAGACCCAGATATTGAATATACTGATGAATGGTGTTCTTGTGGGCATAGAAAACTAGATTGCGACTGTAAAGCGGGATGTAAATGTGGGTGCAATAAACGATTTCTACGTGCGTATTAACTAACAACTTAATTATTGATAAAATAGATAAATACTAGTGTTAAAGCATAGTTCAAAAATTATTACAGGAGATTAAGAAAATGGCAAGAACATTAAACAATTTTGGTGTACCTACAGATTCTGGTGATACAGTCAGCGGCAGCGGTATATTACAACCAAAACTAAACTATAGATTTCGTGTAGTAGTTGCTGGTTTTGGTGGAACTGGAACAAGTTCACAAGAATTTACAAGACAGGTTATGAATGTATCCCGTCCTAAGGTATCACATGAGTCAATTCCATTAGATTCGTACAACTCACGTATGTACGTCATGGGTAAGCACACATGGGAACCAATTACAATTACATTACGTGATGATATCGCAAACAATCTAACTAAACTAGTTGGTCGTCAAGTACAATCACAGTTAGACCATAAAAGTCAAAGAGGTCCATCAGCAGGAACTAACTATAAGTTTTCAACATTGATTGAAATCCTAGATGGTAACTCTGGTAATGCGACAGAACAATGGCAATTAGAAGGATGTTTCGTTACTAACGCTGATTATTCTCAAACTGATTATGCAGTTTCAGATCCAGTTACTATTACGTTAACACTTCAGTATGATAATGCAGTGTTGAATGATGATATTTTCCCAGACCAGGTATTCACAGCAAATTCTACGATAGCCGGTTAATAAACGAGGCGTAAGCCAATGGCTCATGATAGAAAAAGTGCTAAGAAGACATGGAAGAGAGTATTAGCGGATAGTGCTAATGCAAAACATAGATTTGGCTTTGCAGGCGAGTTCGGCTCGCCTATTAAATCTGCCCCAAAACTTTCTGATCTTTGGTTTATAGAATTTACACCAGTCTCTGGTGGAAGCAAAACAGATACGTCTCGTATCTCTGCTTTAGCAAAATCAGTATCTCCTATCACAATATCAACAGCAACTATGCCGATTGATGCGTATGGTAAAAGAATTTATATCCCTACTCGTGTAGATTTTCCAGAAGTGGGAATTACAATGTATGACACTGTTGATGGTAAAATGTTTGACATAGCAGAATCTATATATAGTAAATTTTTTAAGAACCAAGATGCTAAATTTACAGGTGCAAATGCAGAACAAGTCCTAACAGATAGCCACGCATATGGTAGAAAGATACCAGACCCTAGCAAACACGAGTATTATCATCAACATTTTGAAAAGATTACGATATATCACTTCTTTGGTAGTTTAGATGCTAATTTAACCAAATATATTTCTGGTGCTAGATCCCACGCTGAACAAGGAAACGAACCCACAGGATATGTCCAAAAGATTGAATTAGTCAATCCATTAGTCACAAACATTACTTTTTCTCCTAGTGACTATAGTGTTACTGATTTAAGAACAATGGACTTCTCATGCCAGCCAGAAAATATAATAATAGGTAGTCCAGATTCAGTGCTATTTCCAGATTGGATGACATTGGGAATGGATTATATGTTAGATGAATTAAGTCCACAAATGCAGAGAAACAATTTAGATGAAATTTATAAATCGCCTAAGTTTAAATTTGACGATGGTAAAGAATTTGGACTAGGCAAAAAAAGCAGAGAAGATGGAACTGAAGAATACGTAGATGCTCAAGGTAAAAAACGAGAAAATGTGTTTGGTGACGATGAACACAGAAGAGAACAGTCTGAAAGTCTTACTGACCCACTAAGAATAGAACAACAAAAAGACCAAGATACTAACAGAAAACTTAATGAACTAATGACATTATATAATGCTCAAGTTAAAAACCCTAACGAGCAGGGTAATGAAGCATTAGCGGCGGCCTTAAAAAGTAGAATTGGTGTAATAGATGCGGCAAGAGCAAATAAATTTTCTAAAGAATCAAGTAAAACTTATAGAGATACATTTAATCAAAGAGATTCTCAATACGAAGGAACATATACGAATCCAGATATTCCAGGATTTGGCGGAATAGGAAACAGTAATCCACCTAAAAATCAATATCCACAGTATACTACAGATTTAGGAACATCAATGATTCAAGAATTAATTGGATCATTTTTCGGTAAACGTAAATTTGATACTAACAACATCACTGGTGCTATAGTGAATACAATAATTAGTGGTGGTGGAAACACATCAAGTAGAAGAATTTCAGGCACAACAACAACTGATGGTATGACTAATAGTAAAAGCGGCGCATATGCTACTACAGTAAAAGCAAATAAACCTATTGTAACGCAAAAAGTTCCTGTATTTAAAACTGATTCAGCACCTGGTAATTATGGTGTTAGTAAAGTAATTAAGACTTGGAATGGGAGCGGACCAGAATGAAGATAGATATATTAACTGCAAAACTGTTGAAAAAAGGCTTCGCACAAGAAAAAGCAGAAGCATACGCAGTAGAACTTACAAACATTGCAAAATTATACGGTGTAAGTCCATACGACTTCATTGATGAACTTTCCGAAGATTCTTCTTTCAATGAGTTAGGTGAGTTTGTCTTTAATAATGCATTGCGATTTGGATATAAAACGGGAAAAATGACTCCTCGTACACCAAACACATATACCGCAAGAGCAATTATTAAATAATGGCTAAATTCCATCAAGGTCAATACCAAATATTAAATCAATCAAAATACTCAGGAAGTGGAATACCTACTTTCAGAAGTAGTTGGGAACAGACGTTCATGCATTTCTGTGATACGAACCCAAACGTCATGGCATGGGCAAGTGAACCAGTTAGAATTTCATATAAACATCCTTTAACTGGTAAAATAACTACATATGTTCCTGATTTCGTTATGGTATACAGAGATTCCAAAGGTAAGAAAAACGCAGAACTAATTGAGATAAAACCAGCGAATCAATCTAATCCTAAATTTGCAAAAGGTAGGGCACAACAGACACAAGTTGCAATAAACTATGCCAAGTGGGATGCCGCGACACATTGGGCAAAAAAACGAGGTATGAAGTTTAGAGTTCTTAATGAAGGTGATATCTATGCTAACACGAAGAAACCTAAAGCAGTTAAAAAACCTAAGAAGCCAATCAAACCAAGATAACACACCTTAGGACCGATATAAGTTTCGGCTTTGCTGTTACATATGTCTTATAGGTGAGGATGCCGTTATCCTTTATTCATATCGCTACTATGACTACAAAAAACGGCAACTCTATTTTTGATAAATACGTATATAACTAATTAAGAGTGGATAACATGACAAAAAAACTAGAAGAAACCTTTGATATACAACCAGCAGAAGAAATTGTTGAGACAATTGAAGAGGAAACACCCTCAATAGAAGAATCAAAAGAACTAACCGAGATTCTATATTCTGAGTTAAAAACTACTGAGAAGATTGATAGTGCATTACCACTAGTGTCAGACCTTAATAAGCATGATAAAGAGATGGATGATATTCATAGAATGGCATTAGATGCGTTTAATGATTTAGTTCAATTAGGAATGAATGTAGAAGTACATGCTGGTGCAAAGTTGCTAGAAACAGCAAATCAGATGCTAAAAACGGCTATGGAAGCAAAAGATAGCAAAGTTGATAGAAAATTAAAGATGATTAACCTTCAACTCCAAAAAGCAAAGTTAGACCATAGTGTTTCTAAAAATAAAGATGGTTTTGAACTTGAAAGTGACGGTGCAGTGTCAATTGATAGAAATGAACTGTTAAAAAGAATAGATTCAGCACAAAAAGACATAGAAAATGATAAATAAGAATAGAGAAATAAAAGTTATATATTTAATATATGGAACCTACAATGAAAACATTTAAACAATACTTAACAGAGTCAACAAAAGAACATAAATTTACACTAAGATTTTGTTGTGACTTAGACGAAACACAGGAAAATCGTATTGAGACATTCTTGTCAAAATATGATCTTAAAACGATGTCAAAGACATCTACTACTCCTATAACTAAGAATCCAATGTTTTTTAAAGATGTAGAGAATTCAAAAGTTTCAAAGATTGATGTAGTTACTGGTTATCCATTATCAGCAGATATTCTACAGCAACAATTAAGCGACTTACTTGGATTATCACTTACTAGTGTGGTTGTTCATCCAGACGGATGGGAACCTGAAGTAGAAGAAGATAATACAGATAAAGAGGCATTACTAGGTACAGACTATGACGATAAATCAGATGACGGTGCAAATTACGGTAAAACTTTTGTAGACAAATTTCTAAACGATTTAGAGAAAAAAGAGCATGACGTGGTAGAAAACGAACTAAGCGTTAAACCAAAATCTGATCCAGCACCGGAACAGATGTCAAAAGATGAACAATCAAGTGCATCAGTTATCAGCGGAGATGAATAATGAGCAAACAATATAACCTATCAACAACTGATGACAATGGTCAGTCAGTTACAACTAGTCAGACTGTCACAGAGCATCCAGAAGAAATTTTACGATTGATGAAACTGGCAGGTCTTGAAAATGCACAAGTAGTTGCAGAAGATGAGTCAGTATATGAGCCTACTCCTGCAAATGATAAATTAGAACTAACTGATTTTGAAAAGAAGACTGGCGATGGCATCAACAAACAAAAGAAATCAATTCAACCAACTCTTGGTGATAACCCATTAGAGTACTCTTTAGACGAAAATGAAATCTATGAAGCAATGATGGAAGAGTTTGATAAGACTGAAGAAGTTACAGATGGAACACGTGAAGAACTTACAAGATTAATTCAACCTGGTGAGTATTTAAATTTTCCAAGTAACCCTTCCGCGGCAGACTTTCTTGGCGATATGAAAATTATTCTGAAGCAAATCTTTTCTAGCCAAGGTACGAAAGTGCCAGAAGAAATCACTGATTTGTATAATAAGTTATTAGCCTATCATAAAGACGAAGAACTTCAAGCGAAAAACAGAAAAATTCCATCAGAGAAATCCAATCATGCACCGTATTATCCAGAAAACATGGATGAAGAATATGTGGCTTCATTTGCTGACCCGTTTTATGATGCCTTTAGGTCGACGGCTGATGCACTTGGTATCGATGACTTAGAAGAAGCAAAAGAAGAAGTTACTGAAGCACAAAGCCCTAAACAGAAGGCAGCATTTGCAAAAATGCTAGCCGCTAAGAAAGGCAAAAAGGACGATACAGTTGAAGAAACTACTGACGAATTAAAAGAAGAAACTATATCTGAAGATTGTGGCTGTGGTCATGGTTCAGATTGCGATTGTGGACCAGAATGTGATTGTGGTTGCAACGCAGTTAACGAGACTACGGAGAATAATATGAGTGAAGACCAAGCAAGGATACGAGAATTAGCAGGTATGGATGCTCAAAGCATCAACGAAGATGAATCAGTATGGAATCAATTCAAAGAACTACATAATAACATGGATGGTGAATCTGAAGATAGAATCTTTTTTAGTATGAAACATTGGCCAAAACATCGTTTTGAATTACAGGGTGATATTGACGGGAAAGATACTAAATCAGGTGGAGTACACTTAGGTATCTTTGTTTCTCGCGAGGATGGCGATGATGACAATTTTGCAGGTAATAAGTCTATGCCTCAAGATGAGATTAAAGCAAACATTACTGGCGCGGCATGGGTCGGATCGGATTCTGATATAAAAGGAACGGCTGGAGATTATAAAGAGTTTAGCGATATTCATCCAGAGCCATATGATGATAAAGAACCAGAAGACCAACACAAAAATATTCATGCATTTAGTAAAGATGCCTCTGGCGAATATCATAATAAAGATGAAGACACTTCTGAATCAGTTGATGTTGAAGAAGATGGCGCTGCCATTTCTGGTGCTATTGCAAAACATAAACATAATAACAGAAAACGTAATTATAATGATGATGGAATAGCCCCAAAGGCAGGACATCATAATACGACTTCTAATAGATGGGCAGAATCAACTGAAGAAGTTGCTACTGAAGATGAATCATTGAATGAAAGTCAAAAAAGAATAGCTAAGTTAATAAAATATTAAACTAGCAAACATTAGTTAATATAAGAAGCAGCCTTAGGGCTGCTTTTTTGTTGATAAATACTATTAGATAATTAAGTGAGTATATAACTTGGCAGATTTAACTAA